GCATCCTTGCGCTAATGTAAGACCTAAGGGTTTTGGGGTTAATGCTGACACTGAAATGCTGCTCCACATACGACTTCGACTTAAAGCCGTACTTTGTGAATATTTCATCTACAGCTAGCTGGTTACCAAACTTGGCTGCATCGTCTATGGCCTTTTCAATGGCTGGCGACTGCGCATCACGCATGCGTTTAAGCTCGCGATTTACTGCGTCAAAGCCTGTCATTGTTAACGCCATGATGTCGCCTTAAAGTTGAATATAAATATAAGTCACACATACCGAGTCGGTGCTAACCCGTTGCGTTAACCGGCACTCAGTACCGTTAATGGTGAATACATCACCGGAATTAACATCACCCTCGGTGAGTAAGAACTCAGCACGCATGATTAACTCGGGCACATACTCATTAGACGATGCGGCAATTTCGCTGCCGTTATCATCTAACGAAACCAAACGGTTATAAGGTGTTGCCCCATCCATTGGGGCAAACTCGCACGGGTAAGCCAAGCGCTGAAACACCCGTGCTATTTTGGCATTTACTCGGTCAGCAAATACCGATGCCAAGCTAGGCATTAACTTTTACCCAAACACTATCACTCGGGTTAGCCGCATCGGCCCAAGCTTTACCGGCTAAGGTATTGCCTGACGCAACACTAGTGATCATGCCATCAGCCTTGATATACACCTGCCCACCTTGGGTAATGTCATCTGCAGTCACTTTTGGCAATTCATACACGCCTTCAGTTGCACCCACACCTGGCTCACCAATAGCAACATTGCCAAGCGACACGGCAACCACTTTACCTACTAATACTGGGTCACCACTAGCAACTGCTACCGTGGCGATAAAGTCGATGGTAGTGCCATCTGCTACACAATTTTTCATAAGGTTATTCCCAATTACGTTAAAAATTAGACATTAAAAAGGCCGCTACTTTTGTTAAGTCGCGGCCTTTTATATTGTGGAATGTACGAGGTTTTCAGCTAGGTTACACACCCGTTGATTTAACCAATCCACGATGATCAAGTGGTGAAACACCGGCATCAATACGCACTTTGGTTGCAACGCCATCAACGGTGAAACCTTGTTGCTGCTCAATGTATGGCGTGTCGATACCATCAAGGTAAGCCACTTCAATGGTGTCTTCACCTTGAGCGGCTGATAAGTACCACTCTTTATCGCTTTTCGCTTTTAAACGTGGCTCAGATAACACTTCAACAAAGTCGCGGATTGGGTTAGCAATACCTGAGTTTGCATCGGTGCCTTTGACGGAAGTTGACTGAATGATTTGCAGCACTGCACGCTTAAGGTTAGGTGGTACCAATGCAAATGCTGGCATGATGTTTAATGGTGATTCGCCAATCATTTGCGATTCCATTAACTCAGCCGCAATACTGAATGCTTCAACACTTGGCGCACCCGATGATAAGTTGCCATGTGCTGAATGAAACAGTGCTTTGCCATCATTCATGTTGCCGTTTTTGGTTAACACAGCCCAAAACAAATCACCAATAGTGCGCTTAGCAGCTTTACCCATTTTCATCGGTACGCCCATTAACATATCCATGTCATCATTAATAACCGTTTGGCGTGTTAACGTGAAAATGCCGCCGTAGGTTGCTAGGGCAATTTTTTCAGCGTGGTCACCAACAGTGATGTACTTGTACTCTGCTCCGTCCTTCACTTCTGGTAAGCTTTTAAACTCACCCATGCCAACACGATGCGCGACTTTAAAGTCACTTAACTGACCTTTTTTAGCGATACGTTCAAAGGTTTCAGCCGCTTCAGCCCAACCTTTTAATACTGACTTATTGGCTACATCTAACATGATGTTACCGAAATCAGATGAAGTATGAGTAAACGCTAACCCCACCATTTGCATCACGTTCATACCGGCACAACCAATACCGCGATCGGCTAACGATGCACGGGCAAGTTCACGTAAGTTATAGCTACCATAGCCATTGTCTTTTTGTGCCGCTTCATGACCAGCTCGTGCCATTAGTTGTGCACGAATTGAGTCACCAACAATGTTACCGTTGCTGGCATGAATAATGACACTTTTAGGCTGCACGGCGCATGGCGTGACACCTTCGCCAAGCTTAGCCAAAATAAGGTCTTTCGACTTTTCGGCATTGATGTTGGCATCAGCAATACAACTGTTTTTAAGTTCAGCTAATTGCGGGAACGTAGCAAACGCGGCATTAATACCGGTAATACGTTCTGCATTAAAGGTAATGGCAGCAGCTTGAATATCAGCTTGCGACGGTGCCGCGGGTGCTGGTACCGATGCGACTGGGGTTGTAGTCGCTGCTGGCGCAGTTGTGGTGGTAGCACCGATATTGCCCTGTTGTGCTAGCAGGGTTTGTAATGCTTTAGGCATATTATTAAAGTCCTTCAGTCGTTTAAAATTAATTGATGCAGCCATTTGCATCGGTTCTATCACTTCATCTGCTAGCCCAAGAGCAACAGCTTCTTGTGCAGACAACCAAGTGTCTTCTTTAAAAAATTGTCCTAGCTGTTCATCACTTAACTTGCCGCCGGCTTTATCTTGATAAGCCTTACCCATACTTGAGCGCCACTTATCAAGCAAGTCTGCGTATTCACGTAAATCATCAGCAGTACCAACTGCACCGCCCCAATTGCTATGGATCATCAAAAAGGCATTGGACGGCATAATCACGGTATCGAATGCCATGCAAATAACACTGGCCATAGAAGCTGCAACCGACTCAATACAAATCGACTTTTGGCAAGGCCAGCGAGCCAGAATGTTATAAATGGCCATGCCGTCCATCACATCACCGCCACCCGATTGAATGTAAGCGTTAATCTGCGACACCTTGCCCATTGCGCGTAGGTCAGTGGCGATTTGTTTGGCGGTAAAATCCCAGCCAACATCGCCATATAAAATCAATTCGACCACACCATTGGCAGCACCTTTCATGCTGTAGATACCGCGTTTTTCTTTACTCTCGGTCAAGCTCGCTGATGCGCTTGGCATTAGCATCATGGCGGCCACGGCTAGACTTAGTTTTGTCTTTTTCACTTGGGGTTTCTCCGTTTTGTGGCTCTGGGTCGTTACCCGTAACCATGTCGTTTTCGCGGTTAAACTTCACCTCACGTTGACGTTGTCGTTTAACTTCGCTTGGGTTACGGCCACGAGCTCGCGCCCAGTCAGCCTCGGTTGCGGCATTACCGGCTATCATCATTTCCCAACCTTGGGATTCTTTGCGGGGATCAATCCATGGCATGGTAGGTCCGTAGTACACGGCATCAAATAAAGTGCGGGTGTCTAGGTCTGGCGGCAGGGTTATAGGGTCTTGCTTGTTCATTAACTCCATTTCCAACCAGTTACGAAACGCAGGCCGTGCCCAACCGGCACAAAACCATTGCTGCATAATGCGGTTCGACTCGTCTTGCTCAACCAGCTCTTGGCGCTGGCTTGAGTAGCTACCTTGATAGTCGCGCGCAATGCTCGAGTAACTGCCACGGGTACCCGCAGCACAGGCTTTTAACTGGCCATTACGAAAATCGACTAAATGCACGTTGGGGCGATTGGACTCAATCATGCCGACGTCTTCACCGACAGCGAGATCATCAAAGGTCATGCCTGGTGCAATGTTAATTTCACGGTCAGCCTTAGCATCACCATCTAGGCCAAACATGCTGGCGTCACCGCGTTTGATGTAAAACGCTAACGCTGCAGCAATACGCGCAGCTACCCGTTCAGATTCTTCATAGTCTTTAATGTCGCCAAGACGGGTTAAAATGCCGTGAAAAATACTGATACCGCGCAGCTGGTGCAAACGCTTAAACATACCAAGGTGCAGCATGTTACTGGCGGGTACGGCTTTAGTTTTGTAGCGAAAGCCTATTTGGTCAGACGGGTGATCAAACAACACATGGTAATTAACCACCTGCCCCCAACCATTAACCTCTAACCCTTGTCGAACGCGGGTTGATACATCGTTAAGTTCAAACGGAATGTAATCAGGCTCTAACGCTTCAATACTGTATTGCGTGCCTTGCGGGTTGGGATGACCAAACTTAGCCACCTTGCCACGCACTTGATGGCCGAATACTTCACCGTCGCGCAATGCGGTACGTAACACTAAGCGTTCAAGCTCTGGCCGTGTGTAGCGCCCTGTTACATCAGGCTTTAATGACCATGCTGCAAAACGACGTTGAATATCGTTGGCCAGTTCGTCGAGTATTTCACCACTCATACTGCGGGGCTGTGGCTCAACCACAATACCTTGGGCACCAATTACCCGTTCTTCCATGCGGTCTAAAATACCAATACTGAGGTCGTGGTTTTCATCTAACCAACGCGCTTGTTCACGCAAGCTTTTACCTGCAGCAAATACTGCTTGGTTTGCGCCGCGCCCCTCTTTATTGGCTTTGTGAGTTCGGCTTGGACTGGCAGCTTCGTAACCTTTAAGGTTGCGATAACTCATTGCGGCTGCCTGTCGTTTTAGCGCCCAGCCAGGGGATAAATACGATAGTGCATCGTTAATAATGCTCATATTGATTCCTAGTTAAATCGAGCGAGTGTGGTACCCCGTGGGCGGGTGTACATGCTTAAGGTGCGCTGCCACTCCATGCGGCCTTTGCGAATTTGTTCCAGGTCTTCTGTACTCATCGTTTTGCCGTTGATGCTGACGGACTTACCCGCCAGTACATCTTTTTCGGCTTCGATATACAGCGCGACCATGTCTGCCGCTTCTTGCTTTGACATTACAGCCAGCCTCCTGATTTAACCGAACCACCATTTAGCCAGTTATTGGCCTGGCTCTTTTTCGGTTTTTTAGGTTTGGGGGATTCATCGGTTGATGCTTCGTTTTGAGTGTCGGTTGTTATCACTTTACTGAGCGAGTCGAGATTAATGCCAAAGCGATCAATGGCGATATACAGCGCAGCCAAGGCATACACAAAACAGTCGAGCGCTTCGTTACGTCTGCCGCCAGCTTCCCAGCGATAAACAATGCGACCGTCGCGGCGTGTCGGCAATTTTCGTTCAGACGTTAACTGTTGCAATTCAGTGTCATCACAAATGCTGTCGTTCAGTGGCAAATGAATTGCACCAGGTGTACGCGTATCAACACTGGGTTGAGTGCGCATCATGGCCATGATCAACTCTTTAGCGTT